AGGAACGGAAGTTCCAGTGGCGAAGTTGGTAGGTTTGAAGTTTTGTGTATGCGGTTTTGAAGGTATATAAATAAAGGGGATTAGTTCAATGGTAGAGCACCGGTCTCCAAAACCGTCGATGGGGGTTCGAGTCCCTCATCCCCTGCTGTAAAAGCCTAGTATTTACTAGGCTTTTTTCTTTTCGTGTTGCATGTCGTGTTGCATCATACTTTCAAAGTAAGTATCTATTTTCTTATCTACCTCTTTTCTTTCCGTACTAAAAGTATGTGTGTAAATATTTTTCATTACATGCGGAGTTTTCCATCCGCCTCTTTCCTGAGCATATTTTTCCGGGATATTCAGTGCAGCCATGACAGAGGCATTGACGTGCCGCAGATCATGAAAGGACATGTGTGGAAGTCCACTCTTTTCCAGAAGGGCATTAAACCGGTGATGAATCTTATTGTAAGTCATTGGAACGATAACATCTCCTGGGGTATTATTGATAAGCTCTTTTATGTAGGGTGGCATCTTGTGCCTCCTAAGCCTTGTCTGCACCTTTCCTGTGCTTTTCCTGAAGTCTTTATTGTCTGCACTGACTAATACCTCATGTATGGTAATATAATCCCCAGAGATAGATTTCGATTTAGTAAGCCCTCTGATTTCCGACATGGAGAAACTGAGCCACATGGCCAGAAGCACTGGAAGCTCAATATCTGTTCCTTCAAATACAGAGAAAATAGCATCCGGTGTGTTAAGCTCTTTAATCTGTCGGTGATATTTCGGTAAAGTGACGGAGCAGTTTAAATCCTTTCTGTAAGTGTTTAGTGCTGCTGTGATTAATCCATATTCGTTCTTTACCGTCTTGGCAGAAATAGTTTCCATTGGCTTTTTCTGATTCTTTCTTTTTGCCTCTTGGTTTACCGCCTCTTGGAGCATTTCTGTGGTGATATCCCTGATTGGGACATCCATTAGGAACTTGAAACCGTTTTTCCGCTTCTTTTTGTAATCTGAAATGGTAGTAATACTCAGGACTGCATCTTTTGACTCGATATATTTGTCAATCGCAGTCCCCAGAGTGATATTGTTTATTTTCAGAATATCATCTTTTTTTGCTGCCCAGTCCGCAGCTTGCTTTTCTGCATCACGTTTCCCTTTCGGACCAGGGATATCACTGGTGAAGGATTTATAGATTCTTTTCTTTTTTGTGGTGCCGTCCGGCTGTGGTATTTCTTCGGTGTGTGAATACACCTGACACCTCCAGGAACCTGACGGAAGTTTCTTAGCTGTTGCCATAATTCATCTTCCTTTCTATATTTGGGTATAAAAATAACAGCTAGCAAAGAACATTAGTTCCGCTTGCGTGCTGTTTCCGAAGATGATACAATATAGTTGCTTATGTTATATGTTATATCTTCGGGATATATAACGAACCGTTCCTGTTCCAGCAGGGGCGGTTTTGTTTTATTAGTTAAGAGTTATATCAATTTTAACTTCTTCTCCAACATTCTCATAATTTTCATTATGTGGAGCGTCAATATGCAATGTTAAGTTTGTGACATCCTCAGCTTTTGAATTCTTTAAGATATATACTAAATTTCCAGAATGCTTTACATTACCAAGAAATTCGCCTTCAATATATTCACTCAGAAGCATGTCAGATTCTACCTGCTCTTTCGTGTTTGTTGTCAAAGTAGCCTGTCCTAAATAAAAAGATAATGTATCAGTTGTGGTATTTTCAGCGGATGCGTTTACTGCGACTAATGCAACTTCTTTATCTTTTTCAATTCCGAGCATCTGTGCCATTTCGTCTGTTGTTGCTGTAAGTTTAGAAACCTGCACTCCTTCAATTATGTATTTAAAAGGGCCGACTTCGCCTTCTAAATTTAATTCTTTGTTTGTCGCTACTGGCTCTTTTTTTAATCCATTTTCCTCTACAACTTCTCCTGTTGTGCTATCGTCAGTTTCTTCCTCTTTTTCCTCGGCTACTTCTTCAGCTTCTTCCTTTTCTTCTTCGGTTTTTTCCTCTGCTGAGATTTCTTTCTGGGATTCTACCTGTTTTCCGTTATCACTTCCTCCGCATCCAACAGCTCCTAAAACCATCATGGATGCCATTAGCATTACTACAATCCTTTTCTTCATTTTCTTTTCCTCCTTGCGGTATGTTTATTTATTAAAACGCCAGTGGCGAATTAATCAACCTTTTTAAATTCCATGATTTTCTCATCATACCCAGCCAATCTTGCTAGCTGATTTTTTGTCATACCTGGATTTTCATATATCAATGAATCTGGTATGAGCAGTTCTGCTGCAAAGGTATTAGCTTCCCTCTCAATCCATGCAGTAGACAGGAAGGTTTTATTGCGGATAAAATAACAATTTTCTTTTCTGTGCAAGAGAGCGTGACCCAGTTCATGAGCCATGACTAAGTACATTTCTTGTTCTGAAAGATTTTGATTTAAAAATATGTATCTGTGATTTTTCAAGAACATATAACAACCATCGCAGTTTATATTTCCAATTTGATAAAGGACACCTAGAGCGTCTGCGATTTTAAAAGGGTCGTTCGTCCCGATTTTTCTTATGTAGTAAGCGACCATACGTTTTATGTCTTTTCGCATTTGCAACACCTACTTTTTGTTTTTATTCGGATTGTATTTTTCCTTATTAATCAGTTTCAAACGTTTTAATGCTATTTCCAATTCTTCTCTGAATAAATCCATTGATTCTTCTGATAAGTTTTCGCCATTGTAAGATACTGGGCCATCTTCTTTGTTTGATAATTTAGCCATTATAGAGTCTAAGTCTTTTGCAATGTCTCTATTATCTCGTGTGGTTAAGTAATTTTCAGATTTATTACCAGTCCGTAAATAATCTAAAGTCACCTCGAAATAATTTGCAATTTTTAATAACTTCTCATCTTTTGGTTTGCTGCGTCCATTCTTCCAATCAGAGAAAGTAGATTTTGTTATCCCAGTGGCTTTTGCTACATCCGCATCTTTAACACCTTTGGAATCTCTTAATTCACAATAAATTTCATACATGTATTTCACCTCGAAAAAAATTCTGAAATCAGTACGAAAAAGTATTGACAAGTTCTGAAAGCCGTACTATAATAAACCTACAAGGTTCGGAAATCAAAACAAATAGGTCAAAACTAATTCATATAATATATCTGGTAAATGTATTATAACTGATTTCCGAACTAAAATCAATAGTTAAGTTCGGAAAGGAGTGAAAAAATGTACGCAAAATACGCAAAATTGAGAGATAAAAAAGGTGTAACTGATTACAGAGTGTCAGAAGATACAAAAATAACGAAATCTACTTTTTCCGATTGGAAATCAGGAAGAAGTAATCCTAAAATTGACAAGCTCAAAATCCTTGCCGATTACTTCGGCGTAAGTATTGAGTATTTCTTGGAATAGGGAGGAAGTATGAGCGATTTAGAACAAAAATACATCGACAGCCGAGAAGTGGCTGAGATGGTAGGCAAAGACCACAACATGTTGCTTAGAGATATTCGCAGATATTGTGAGCAATTAGGACAGAGCAAAATTGCACAGTCCGATTTCTTTGACGAAAGCACATATCAAAATAGTCAAAACAAAACAATGCCTTGCTACTTAGTGACAAAGAAAGGCTGTGAATTTATCGCACACAAACTTACCGGCACCAAAGGGACAGAGTTCACGGCAAAATATATCAACCGTTTCCATGAGATGGAAGAAGAAATTCAGAACCCATTCCAGAACCTCTCAACAGAAATGAAAGCTATCCTGATGCACGATAAGAAATTAGTAAAGATGGATGAGCGTGTGACTAATTTGGAGAACACCATGACGATTGATTATGGGCAGCAGCAAGTACTTGGAGAAACTGTTAATCATGTTGTGATTGAGCATCTTGGCGGAAAGAACAGTGAGGCATACAAAGAAATAGGGAAGAAAGTATTTGCAGAGTGCAATCGTGATTTGAAACATTACTTCCATGTAAATGCAAGGAATAATGTACCGAAGAAAAAGTTTGAAGAAGCAGTGGAATATGTGAAAACATGGAATCCTTGCACAAATACATTATTACTCATAAAAGAATGTAATTCGCAAATGAATTTCTTGGAGTAGAAAGTGAGGCAAGAGAGACATGGAAATTTTATTCGGGATATTCCTGTTTTTAACCATTGTAATGTTAGTTATGTGCATAGGCTTTCTAGCAATAATAATTTACGGAGAAACCAAGGATGATTTAGAAGAAATTTATGGGAAATGGAAAGAAAGAAGAGGTAGAAAGTAGTATGACAAAAAGAAATGAGGCCCTTACCTCAAAATCACGCACAAGGTAAAGGCCAAAATCATGTATCAAGAAAAGCTTTTCTTTGAATTTATTGTAGCAGAAGAAGAGGAAAAGGACAAGAGGTGTAAAATGTAAGATTTTGACGGAAAAGGAGGTGTTTCATATGCCAATAGTATATCTAACCGAAACACAAGCCAGAGAAGCTGGTGTTACACAGGTTTTTAAGACTGCAATTATAAAGCAGAACACAGACCAGAAATCCCTTGCAAAGAAAATCGGCATGAAATATAGCACGCTACACAAGCGTATTCACATGCCAGAGACAGCAACACTGGGAGAATTGTGGAAAATCATGGATGGTTTGGGGATTCCTGAAGAAGAAAGATTAAAGATTGTGAGGTGAGAAAGATGCACAAACAAACAATAAAAGACGCACTATTCTGGACAGTCATACTGTTCAATACAGTTCTGGAAGTACCAGATGGAATGTCCATGCCGGCACAGATTTTCGGAGCAGGAACTATTTTTTTCCTGGTCTATACACTACTAGATAAGTGCAAAGAAGTAACTAAAAAAGTCCGCCAGGCCTAGGAACCAACAGCGGACAAAACATAAAATACACCTTTATTGTAAGGTGTAGATAGGGAGGATGTCAAGATGTTTGAGAAAATGAGTGATGGAGAAATTGTAGTGTACCTGAGAAATGCCGCATTGCAGATGTCCAGGATTGCACAAGAGAGAGGAATTATTGTGGATGTGCGCTGCACAGAACATGGCTATATTAATGTGATGGTGGGCGATTATGAGATTACAAAACTAAAGGATGACTGTGAGATAAGATATGATTACATGCCGGCAAAAGCAGATATTGGATTCATATATAGGTTACAGCCACAGCAGATAAGATTCCGGCAGAAGCCAACGGAGGAATGAAATGTATATCGGCATATGCTCAGAGCATGGAAACAAGGCGGATGATGAGGATGCTTTCTGGTATGCCATAAACCGCCTGATGGAAACGCCAGAGGAAAGAGAAGAGTCCGAAAAAGAGTTTTCGGAGAGCATAGTGGAATGGTACTACTCCGGGAACTGGGTACATAGGGAGGATGTCAAGATGATTAATGTAGAAAATGTGAAACTTCCGTTTGATGAAGATGGAGAGACGGCAATTATTACGCTTAGTAAGTATAGCTATGATGCACTGATTAGAAAATCTGCACAGCTGGAAGCTATAAAAAATATGGCTCTGCAAAAAGAAGTACTGGATGGAGATGCCGTCTTGGCTGTATGTGGAGTCGTGAAAGAGGAGGAAAAATAAATGGCAAGCTTATACGAAATTGAAGAACAGATTCTTAATTGTGTAGATTTAGAAACAGGAGAAATTATTGATGAAGAGGCGTTAGCTAATCTCAGCATGGAGCGAGATACAAAAGTAGAAAATATTGCTTTGTGGATTAAAAATCTTCTGGCAGAAGCAAAGATGGTTAAAGAAGAGAAAGACAACCTTGCTAATAGGCAGAAGGTTTGCGAGAACAAAGCGGAGAGCTTAAAGGAATATCTGAGCGGATTCCTGGCAGGGGAGAAATTCAAGACATCAAAAGTCAATATTTCTTACCGGAAATCTGAGAGGGTAGATGTTTCGGACATTACCAAGTTGGATGATGATTATCTGAAATTCAAAGAACCTGAGCCGGACAAGACAAAAATCAAAAAGGCATTGAAAGATGGAGTGCAGCTCCAGGGTGTGCAGTTGGTAGAGAGTCAGAATATTCAGATCAGATAAGGAGAAGGAACATGAGCGAACATGATTGGAAAGTACATATTCCAGCGAGACAGAAAAGCATGACGGACAAACAAGAAGTGATTCGTGTATCCCCTGAAGCCTACAATGCTCTGGTAGAAATTTATAATGAATCTACTCTGTCTATTAAGGAATTGGCCAGTATTTTAATTTTAGAAGCATCAAAAAGAGTTGTCTACGATAAGGAGGAAAATTAATGAGTAAAGTAGTTTGTGTTGCCGGAGAATCCGGTTCAGGAAAAACAACCAGCATGAGAAATTTAGACCCCAAAACAACCTTATATATTGACTGCGATAAAAAGGGACTTTCCTGGAAAGGATGGAGATCACAGTACAATTCAGAAAATCAGAATTACATCAAAACAGATTTTGCCCAGGTTGTTCAGCAGACCTTACAAAAAGTGGATAAAGTCGAGAAATGGAAACATATCAAAGTCGTAGTGATTGATACCATCAATGGCCTTATGGTCTCCGATGAAATGAGAAGGAGCAAAGAAAAAGGCTATGATAAATGGGTAGATCTGGCTGCCTGCGTCTGGGATTTAGTAAATGAAGCATATGAATATCGTAATGATTTGACCATTATATTTACAGCCCATACCCAGACAGACCATGATGAAAATGGCTATATGTTTACCAGAATCAAAACTTCTGGGAAAAAGCTGGACAAGATTGTCCTGGAAAGTAAATTTACAACGGTCCTTCTCAGCAAATGCGTGGATGGGAAATATAAATTTGAAACTCAAGCAAACAACAGCACTGCAAAAACTCCTATGGGAGCATTTGAAGAATTTGAAATTGACAACGATATTGTAACAGTAATCAAAGCATTGGAGGAATTTTAAGTATGAAAAAACCGAATAATTACGAAAACACACAGGCATCAGGAGAATTCACGCCAGTAGAGTTAGGAGGTCATTACCTCACAATTAAAGATGTGGTGGAAATGAAATCAAAAAGCGGAAAAGACATGATTAGGGTATCCTTTGATTTTGCAGCAAATGATAAACAGCCAGGATACTTTATGGAATCTTTTAAGAATGACATCCGCCCGGAGAAGAAATGGCCAAACCAGGCAACACAGTATATCTTAACAGAAGACAGCGAAGGAAACTGCAGCCGGTCCTTTAAAACCTTTATTACCTGCGTGGAACATTCCAATAAAATGCAGGTGCAGTGGGGTGAAAACTTTGGACAGCAGTTTAAGAATAAGGCAGTAGGCGGCGTGTTCGGTCCCCAGTTGGATTATTATGAAAACAAAGAAAGAGAAAAAAGAGTTCTCCGCTGGTTTGTATCTGTGGACAAGGTAAAGGATGTTCAGGTTCCAGATATCCAAGAGACTCAGGCATACAAAAACTACAAGAATGGATATCACCCAAGTGCAACATCAGCAGGAGACGGATTCATGAACATCCCGGATGGAATTGATGAAGAGCTGCCATTTAGCTAAGAGGAACATGTTATGTCAAACGTAACTGATATTACAGGACAAACATTTGGTAGGCTTACAGCTTTATATAGGGTAGGTACAAAAATCTACCCTTCTGGAGGAAGATTGTCGATTTGGCATTGTAAATGTATTTGTGGAAATGAAATCGACGTGAATCTATCTGCTTTAAAATCAGGAAACACTAAAAGTTGCGGATGTTTGCATGTGGAACTCACAAAATCTCTTAATTATAAACACGGTGAATCTCATAGTCGTTTAAATGAAGTATGGAAGCAGATGAAAAAGCGTTGTAAAAACCCAAATGCAAAAGAATATAAATTTTATGGGGCAAAAGGTGTAAGTGTCTGCAAGGAATGGGACGAATCTTTTGAGGTGTTTAAAGAATGGATGATGGAAAATGGATACGATGATAGAGCAGAACGTGGGGCTTGTACTATAGACAGAATCAATCCGTTTGGGAATTATGAACCATCAAATTGCAGGATAGTTAGCATGAATATACAGCTCCAGAACACGAGGAGGAATCAGAGTGCAGATAATGATAGATACGAGAGAAAAACAGCATGCAATTAAGCGAATATTGTCGGAATTTGAAAAGCATGGTATTCAAAGTATCTCTTCGAAATTGTATGTGGGTGACTATATGTCCCTGGACAATCCCCGGATCATCATTGACCGGAAACAAAATCTCCAAGAGCTGTGCGGAAATGTCTGTCAACAGCATGAGAGATTCAAAAAGGAGTTATTAAGGGCAATAGATGCAGGAATTCAATTAATTATCCTTGTAGAACATGGAAAAGACATTTCTTGTCTGGAAGATGTTTATTTCTGGAAAAACCCAAGAAAGCATGAAGTTCGGTGGAGAGTTGTGAATGGCAAAAGAGAAAAATATGTGGTATCCGATAAAGCAGTTGATGGAGAGCAGCTGTACAAATCTCTTTGCACTATCCGGGATAGATACAATGTGAGATTTGAATTTTGTGAAAAAAAAGAGACAGGGGAAAGGATAGTAGAGCTATTGAGTGGCTGCTATGACTAAAGAGGAACTGAAAAATACATATAGCATGAAAGATGTGATAGGAAAATACGGATTATTTCCAAACAGAGCAGGGTTTGTTTCATGCCCTTTCCATTACGGAGATCACACAGCTTCCTTAAAAATCTACAAAGACAGCTTTTATTGTTTTGGATGCGGAGCATCTGGGGATATTTTTGATTTTGTTATGAGAATGGAACGCTGCGATTTCAAGACAGCTTTCGAGTTTTTGGGTGGAACTTATCAGAAACCAACGTTCTCATCAAGGCTCGCAATTTACCAGTCTCAAAAAAAAATGCAGATGAGGGAAAAAGAGAAGCAAAGAGAAGAGGATATAAAATCTCTTAATATTGCGAAAATAAGCCTTCTGCAAGATTTTCTGAATAAATCAGAGCCTCTAAGTAATGTCTGGTGCGATTGCTACAACCTGTTGCAGAAAGAATTATACAGACATTCGATTTTAAACGGACTGGAAAGTAGGTGGTAATGTGGTTCCGTTAAATCAACTAACTAGAGAAACGATTCTGTCAAAAGAAATTCTGACCGAAGTTTTTGACCAGGAAGACGAGTTGTACAAAGCGGAATTGTTAGCTTCTCTCGGACTTCGTGCGGCAGAACTGAAAGTAAAGACGGAATTTAAGGATTTAGTGGCTGCTTACAAGAGAGTAGAAAGAGATATGAAAAAACAAACCGTAAGCAATGATATCAACCTTTTGGATAACTGGACGAATTTTTCCGGACCGTATGACAATATGAAGTGCAAAACCTGGATAGCTTCAGATGATGGAATTTATCAATACAACCCAAACCCTATGGCTCCTGATCTGCTTGCCTGTTACCATCCAATTCTTCCGGTTGAAAGATTTAAGAATCTTGAGACCGGAGAAGAACAGATAAAAATAGCGTTCAAGAGGTCTGGCCGTTGGGAAGAGATTATCGTACCAAAAACACTGATTACGTCGGCCAGTAAGATTGTCGCATTATCCTCCAGGGGCGTGGCCGTTACATCTGAAAACGCAAAGTCATTGGTACGATACCTTTCAGACGTAGAAAACTTAAATGACAACGAAATTAAGGTGCAACATTCAACTTCAAAACTAGGATGGGTAAAGGGAGATTTTATTCCCTACGATACAAATATTGTGTTTGATGGAGACGGAAGGTTTCGAGATTTGTTTGATTCTGTTCAGGAAAGAGGTTCGGAAACAATCTGGCTAAAACATATGACAGAACTAAGAAAGACAGGTCGTGCAGAAGTCAAATTTATGCTTGCTGCGTCTTTCGCAAGTGTATTGGTTGGGCTGCTTGGTGGGCTTCCGTTTTTCGTAGACCTGTGGGGCGAGACCGAGGGCGGTAAAACAGTATCGCTCATGGTTGCAACATCAGTCTGGGCAGACCCGGGAGAAAGCAGATATATCGGGGACTTCAAGACAACAGACGTTGCCCTGGAAGCAAAAGCGGATATGTTAAATAATCTTCCTATGATTTTGGATGATACCAGTAAGACTTCTTCTAGAATCCGGGATAACTTTGAGGGCGTTGTATATGATCTCTGCTCTGGAAAAGGAAAGAGCCGTTCAAACAAAGAACTTGGCATAAACCGGGAGAACCGGTGGAGAAATTGCATCATTGTAAACGGGGAACGGCCTTTGAATAGTTATGTGAATCAGGGCGGTGCAATCAACAGGATATTGGAGGTTGAATGCGGAGAAAAAATTTACAAAGACCCTCAGGAGACAGTAGAGATTGTGAAAAAGAACTATGGATTTGCTGGCAAACGCTTTGTTGAAATCGTTAAAGAAATGGACATAGAGGAAATCAAGAAAATTCAAAAAGAATTTCAGAAGCAGTTATTTGATTCAGACAAAATGCAAAAGCAAGCAATGTCATTATCCATTATCCTGACAGCCGATAAAATAGCCACAGAGCAGATTTTTAAGGACGGGCAGTATATTTCTATAGAAGAAGGCAAACAAGTGCTTATTGACCGTTCTGCACTGTCTGACAACGAAAGGTGCTATCAATTTATTCTGGACAAAGTAGCTATGAACGGACAGAGATTTGATATTGCTACGAATTGCGAAAAATGGGGTGTTTTTGAGAATGAGTATATCGTTTTTTACAATCAGGCGTTTACTGATTTGTGTAAGTCAGGTGGTTTCTCCAGAAAATCCTTTTTATCTTGGGCAGATAAAGAAGGTCTAATTAAGACCAACAAGGGCGAAGTTACAAAAAATAAGAGAATAGGAGATAAAATACATAGATGTGTGTATTTAAAGCAAGAAACTGAAAATAATCTAAAAACTGATAGTGATGGCTTTATGACGTTAGAAAATAGTGAACAAGAAATGTTACCGTTTTCGTAAATGTTACGGGCGTTACAGTGTTACAGACGATTCCCTATATAGGTATTTTTAATTTTATTTTTTTATTTCTTACATGGATTAGAAATAAAATAAAAAAATTTTTCCTATATAGAAACTAACCGTAACACCGTAACAAACGTAACAAACAGTAAACACCGCATAAATACTAGGTTTTCGTGTTGCAAAAACGTTACTAAAAGTTACGAAACGAGGAAATTAGATGGATATTAAAAAATATTACGAGCTATTCGCAGACTTATGGAGATTATTTAAAAAATACTCCTCACCAGATCACAGCGAATTATTCTGGAAGTTGTACGCCGAAGATGTAAAAGCACTTGACAGTAAGTATGAGTATTTAGAATTGTTTCGAAATCTGGTGCTGGCAGTGACAAAGGAGTTGGAGAGAATTGAAAAGCAAAGCTAATCAAAAAAAAGAAGAACATATAGTACGTATTTGTTATCTCTGTGGAAAGACCATTGAGGGTGAGGACTACGAATATGTCAGAACCAAGAGAAAAACAGACATCTGGATACATAGGCGGTGTGTACCGAAAGGAAGGAGTGAGCAAAATGCTGCATATCATAGATAACTATTATGCGCAGACCAATAATTACGGATATAGTGTTTTAAGAGATACCGGGAAAAAGAACCCAAAGACGGACAAAGAAATATACAGCACATTAGGATATGTCGGAACTATCAAAGAAATTTTAGAGCTGGTTAAGAAAGAAATTGTACATAACCACATCAAAGAAAATAATATGGAGCTTGCACAGGCTCTTGGATATATCCGGGAGCAGACGGACAGGATATTGAAGGCTATGGTGGGAATTGATATATGACAGGAAAAACAGATAGACATTGCAGCATGTGCGCCTGCTGGCAATACAATGAGCGCATTGAGCAGAAACATGGCATGGGTTCCGGCATCTGCAAGCGTGATAGCGAAGTTAAGGGATGTGACAGGAAAGCGTGTCTGCTGTATGAGGAAAGGACAAAAACATGACAAGACAGGAAGCTGAGCAGCTTATACGGGAAAGAGGATTCCGAATCTGGGCAATCCTGGGAGATAGAGAATTCCAGGCTATGGATGAAGGTGGAATTAATCTCTTTGTGGACTGGGGGCAGGATAATTTCCGTCTGGTCTGGATGGTACCAAGGTCCATATTCCAAGTGACGTGTCCGGAGTGCGGGCCATTCTCCTGGGATAAACAGTTTTACAGGATGTACGGGAGATTTAAGAATCTGATTGAAGAGATTGTTTGCAAGATGGATGGAGGAAACAGAGATTGAACAGAAAAGAAGAACAATGGAGAAATGAGGGTGCAGCTTATGCGCTCCGGGTAGTGAAAGATAAAGGCGTAGATGGTCTGGAAAGAGATTTGAGGTGTCGGGGTGTTTGTGGAATATCCGTTGTAGTCCCGGAAGAACATCTTAAAAGCATGTATTTGGTGCTACTGCACAGGTTATCAGACACAATCAGAACATTAGCTCTATGGACGTTATACGAGGACTATGGATGGAGAGGGAAACGTCTGAAACAGTATATTGAGCGGATGCTGAGGCACACGATGGTTTGTGATAGCTGGGATGCATATGCAAACCGCTATGTGAAGGTCTCTGACATGATGAAGGAATTAGAGGAACAGTGTGGTGTTGAATCCGCCTGGGAGGAAATGGAAAGCAATCTAAGGGAAGCAGACAGCAAGAACAGATATATTTCCGTAGACCTGGCAGTAAAAACACTTCTGGATGCAGGATACGAAGAACCGGCTGCATTGATTCAGAAAAAGTGGCAGGACAACAGGGAGGTGTGAGCATGGATAAGAAAGACCTAATCCCAGGAAAAACTTATCTTCGCAAACACAAGGCAACTATGCACAGCAGATATGGCAGCAAAGAAGTCGAAGCAGAGGGCTACATCGAATGTATGCAGGTGACTCCGGCAGGGGCAGTATTTTATCAGAGCGGAAATTTGCTGAAATTGAAGGATGAGGAGATAGAAAGAGAGGTGATGGAAGATGGATGAAAAGAAAGTTAGAGAAGCAATAGAATATTTAAAATTGATGTTATTCGATATGGAAGGAATGAGATTTAAGTATGTTCCAAAATATTATAAAACTGCAATCGAAGCACTGGAAAAGCAGTTACCGAAGAAAGTGGAAAATTGGAATGGACAAGCGTCGTGTCCTAGATGCAAAAGACTGTTCGGAAATATGGCAGATATAGAAATGTTTTGTCATTGGGATTCTGATTGCTGCAATCATTGTGGCCAGAGACTAGATTGGAGTGAGTAACATGGAAGAACTAAAGAAATGCCCGTTTTGTGGTGGAGAAGCAAGTCTTAAAGTTAATCATGGGTTCGGAGAAGAAGTTATATCAGCTTTCGTGTACTGCGAGGAATGCGGAGTTGCAACACGAAATTGTGCTTTAGAAGCTACGGCTAGGGGAATGTGGAATAGGAGAGTGGAAGAATGACAGAGGAGATGGTTGAAGTTTTAATTAAAATTGCAAGCAAACGCAAGACTAAAGATGGATGTCGTATTAAGATCACAACCCCAGCAGGACGTTATTTAGATACCTTAATCGTAGAAAAAGCGTATGATAACGGAACAATTACGGGATATAGTGAACACATGGATATTGATACAGCTTATTATATTACGGATGGGATTGGAATTGAATTTTTAAATTGATTTTATGAGGTGAAAAATAAAGATGAATAGAGAAATCCTTTTTAAAGCAAAGAGAATAGATAATGGAGAATGGGTGGAAGGAGACTTATTACATACAAGACATGCTGACGTAGTTTTGATAAGCGATTTCAAAGACCAATTATTTAGATGTGATGGGAATACCCTCTGCCAGTACACGGGACTTACCGACAAGAACGGTAAGAAGATTTGGGAGAATGATATTGTAAGGGATAAGACTGGCGATATTTTCCGTATTTATTGGTCAGAACAGCTTTTGAACTATTCGGCTAAATGTGTAAAAAGTACATTCTCAGTTTTTATTAGCCAAAAATGGGACTTAGGAACACTATTAAAATCACAAATAGACATAGAAGTTTGCGGCAACGTTTTTGATAATGCAGATTTGTTGGAGGTGAAGTGATGAAAAAATGTATTGCTAGTCAAGAAGGAATATGTCGAAATATATATGGATTTGGGGAGAAATGCAATGGATATAGCGAAAAATGCAAATTAAAAAAGCATTATGATACTGTGAGCAACATTGTTGAAAGGCGTGCAGAATTAGTAAGAAGAGCTTTTGGAATAAAAGGAGATGTGGAGTAGGGAATGAACGTACTAGAGAAGATTTTGGAAGAGATAGAAGAATATGAAAAGAAAAAATGTTCAGGAGGAAGTCTATCTGCATTTGAATCCGGTATTAACAGGGGATGCTTAGAGGCTAAAAACATCATCCGTTCCCACATGAACGATGTTGAAAATGACGGTTGGATTCTAGTAGAAGAGAAATTGCCGGAAGAAGAAAATGAAAGATATTATCCAATGCTAAATGTGGCAACATCATACGGAGCTGTTAAATGGGGATTTTACAGAGTTAGAGATAAGCAATGGTATATTTATAGTGAAATCCATGATGAGTTTATAGAAGCCCGTGACAAGGAAATCGTAGCCTGGCAACGGCTTCCAGATAGATACAAAGGAGAATAAACAGATGAGTAAAATAAACATAACAATAGAAATGTTTTTTGAGATTAAAAATGCAGAAATGTACGGAGGAGAAGGAAGCACTGGATATGCAGAGATAAAGGAAGATGTGTGCTTAGAAAGCATGAAAGAATATGATTTACAGAAGGATGCAGAAGGGAAAATAGAAGGATTCGCAAAGATGTTTCAGATAAGCAAGGAAGATGTACGAATCATATCGAGAACAGAGTATGAGGACAACACAGAGGAGGATTAATTATGACAGAACAAACAAGAACCTGTGCCACATGCACAGAAAATGACGGAGGCCTGTGCGATTTAAAAGGCATCCTAATAGAAGATGATGATACATGTGAAAGATGGAGCAATAAGCAAGCAGACTGGCGGGAGCATATGCTGCATACGTTTTTAGCAGGGCATTAAAGAAGGTGACTAAATGGAAGATAGATGCATATGTTGCGGGGAAATAATCCCAGAGGGAAGGCAAGTATGTTGGGCATGTGAGAGAGGAGAAGTGAACAATGGAAATAATCGGATGCACATTAGTTGCAATTGTGGCAGCAGGATTTGCGGTACTTGCGTGGGCGGCACGTGATGAGTAGGAGGGCGGTGCATGAACAAAGAAGGATACAAAGACCCAACTGCAGAAATAGCAGTACATAGAGCCAGCCGGATGCCAAAACACATATGGAATGTATTTAATAAGCTAAATCTGGCAGCAGGAAAATCCGGGATAGAAGTAACGGAGATCAGGGACAAGGAGACAGGGAAGAGATACAGGAGGTGATTCCATTGGAGAAAAGACTAAGAGACGTGACCTGGGAAGATTATGGGATATCCAAGAACCGCTATGATGAGTTAAGAGCCTTCTGCTTGCAATACGAAGAGAAGAAATCGAAGATAAGTAGAGGCGTTGGAGCTATGAATTATGATGGTATGCCGAAAAGTAACTACAAAGAAAACCCCTTAGAGACAAAAGCAATCAGAAACGTTATGTATCAGAAAGATTGTGAAATGATAGAGCAGGCTGCGATAGCTGCATCCGCAGAGATATACCCATACATAATTAAAAGCGTGACGAATGATTTATCTTACAGGTTTATTGAATATGATGAGAAGCTGGGAAGAATACCTATGGGAATAAATGAGTTTTATGCTCACAGAAGATTGTTTTACCATTATCTTGATAATTTGAAAAATGGTGACAAAATCGACCTGCTTTCATGATATTATGATATCAGGTAAAGTTGCAACAGAGGTAGTAACTTACCACATTTGATTATCAGGACTCCTTTATATGTATGGCATGGCAGCAGGGTGTCACAGCCCTGTTGCTGTATCAGGCTCAGACGGTAACGCCTGTATGGTGCCTTGAAAGGTAAATATCATAAAAGACCGTCCATCCTCTTTTTTGGTATAGATACAGGTTTGGAAAGTAGCTCAGTTGGTAGAGCGGTGGATTTTTAATCTATGTGTCCCAGGTTCGATTCCTGGCTTTCTGAATCCCCTATATGGGAAATCCAATACTTTTTATCTATGGCCTGTAGAAATACAGGCTATTTTCATGTATGATAAAAAGAAAAAAAGTATTGGAGATTAACATGAAAATGAAAATAGGAAACAAAGAATTGTTACTGTACAGTGCCAATAAAGCTATTAATTCAGTATCTGTAGCCGCTTCACGATGCGCAGATAAAGAAGAGGTTTATTTTACAATAGGAACAGCAGTACATTGGCTAACAGATTGCGCTGACAGGATACCGGAAAAACTATTACATCCAGAGCACAGAAGAATTTTTTCTGCTTTTAGATTTGTAAATAACTGTTTAAAGCATAATGTGATATTTGAAGAGGCGCATGAATCTGAAGGGCTAGACTTTCCTTTTGATTTTAATTTTGATATGGGTGCGACATATAAATGGAAATTTATGGATGATATAGAAATACCCGATAAAAATAAAAGACAAAAAGAAAATTATGATACATGCTTAAGAGGAAAGCGGGTTTACGCAACACTTTCAGAAACAATGGAAATAATAAAGAAATATTATTCTATTTTGTGAGGAAGGGGAAGAAATGGGAAATGTATGGTATTCCGGATGGGAAGATAATGAATGCTATCATCACAGCATACTGGAAAAGCATAAGAATCTTTTGGAAAAAATGATAAAAGACAGAATATTTTCTATTGGATTTTATGATGGAAAGTTTTTTGTTTCAGAGGAGTGCGATGGGTATTATTCACACACATTAACGAAGAAAGAAGCACATGAATTATCTGAATTATTCCATGAGCTGGAAAATGACATAGAAGAATAAAAGTAAGAGTAAAAATGATAGGCATCTGGCAGCAGTCAGGTGTCTTTCTTTATGCGGAGAAGGTGATGCGGTACGTTGCACCTGGCTTATATCCAGCGATTGTGGGTTCGACTCCTACTCTCCGTATTTAAAATATAACAAAAAGGTGGTGAGCCGGATGGCAAAAGGCAAGTATCAGGAATGGTTAGAACCAGAAGGCTTGCTAAAAATTGAGGGTTGGGCAAAAGATGGACTAACAGAAGAACAGATTGCACATAACATGGGGATTGCATACTCCACGTTGAAAAACTGGAAAGATAAGCATATAGCTATTTTGGCTGCCCTAAAAAAAGGTAAGGAAGTTACGGACAGGCAAGTGGAAAATGCATTGTTTGAAAGAGCATTAGGGGGAGTGCATGAGGTAAAAAAGACGTTTAAGGTTAAAGAAAAATATTACGATAAAAACGGAAAATTGTGCGAGAAAGAAGTGTTAAAAACTGGCGTAGACGAAGTGTATGTACCAGGAGACACAACTGCACAGATTTTCTGGCTAAAGAATCGAAAACCTCAGGACTGGCGAGATAAGCAAGAACGCATTGATAATACGATGGAGGACAATGATATGGTAAAACAATATATTGAAGGAATGAAGCAACGTGATAAAACTAAGTGATAAGCAAATTGAATACACTGAAAACGCTACTCACAGATGGAATATTAAGTCTGGAGCTGTTCGTTCCGGCAAGTCTTTTGTAGACACTGCTGCTGTTATTCCGCTTAGGATTATCGAGAGACTTGGGAAACCGGGGCTTGCTGTCGTTCTTGGTGTATCAAGAGACACGATAGAGAGAAACGTTTTGCAACCGCTTCGAGAAATTTATACAGATAAGCGTGTGGGAACTATAAACAGCCGCAATACAGTTTATTTATTCGGAGAAGAGGTTTATTGCCTTGGTGCTGAGAAAGTCAGTCAGGTGGCAAAAATACAGGGTTCTTCTATTAAATACTGTTATGGGGATGAGATAGCAAAATGGAATAAAGAAGTATTCCAGATGCTAAAATCCCGTCTTGATAAACCTTATTCATGTTTCGATGGTGCTTGCAACCCGGAACATCCGACACACTGGTTAAAGGAATTCATTGACAATAAAGAACTGGATATTTACCTACAGCACTATACAATCTTTGACAACCCATTCTTGCCAGAGGAATATGTAAAACAGCTCTGCAAGGAATACGAGGGCACGATTTATTATGACCGTCTTATCCTTGGATTGTGGAAACGTGCAGATGGGGCAATCTATAAGAGGTTTGCAGATAATCCAGAAGCATTTCGATGTGTAATTGTAGATGAGATTTCGCCTAACCAAGAATATAAGCATTTCCGAAAAGAAGATATTACATCTATTGAAATCGGGTTGGACTTTGGTGGGAACCAGTCTGGCCACTCTTTTGTTGCAAGAGGATATACAGATGATTACAGAGATGTGATTGCTTTAAAATCCAGAAGAATCAAGGCAAAGGATGAGGAAGAGGATATAGACAGCAATCGGTTAAACGAGCTGTTCTGTGGATTTATCCAGGAAGTGATAGACGAATATTCAGTATGTATAAGAAGTGGAGACTATGTGCAGTATTGCAATGTAGAATCCGTATTCTGGGACAATGCAGAAACCGTTCTGGGTAATTCTATCAGAAATGCAGTAGAAAAGGATTTTCCTTGGATTTCTGTTCGTCCAGCAAAGAAAAGAGCAATCAATGATAGAATCAGATGTACCGTCAAGCTCATGGGGGCAGGGCGGTTTTTTATTACAAAAGACTGTGAGTCACTGCAGACTGCCTTCTCAGATGCGGTCTGGGATAAAGAGGTTATTGGGAAGGATGAGCGTCTGGATGATGGTAGTACAGATATTGATAGCCTGGATGCATTCGAGTACACGATTGAACGTGATATGAAATACCTGATTGAAGAGGTGGAAGATGTTTGATAGATTTAAAAGATTTTGGAAAGGATTAATGCAAATGTTTGGATATACGACATTAAAACAGATTGTCGGTAAGGACATCACCCTCTCCGACAAGATGATATATGCGATTAATGAGTGGAAACAGATGCTAAATGGTCAGGCTGATTGGATTACCGACAGCATTGTTTCCCTTGGAATAGAAGAGGGCATTTGCCGGGAATTTGCAGACTGTACGTTGGTGGAAATGGAAACCAGCGTAAGCAATGAACGTTTGGATAAGATATATCAAAAGAATATTACAAGTCTGAACGAACATCTCCAGGAAGGTCTTGCACTGGGCTCTTTTGTATTAAAACCTCTTGGCGGAACTGTTGCCGAATTTGTTTCTGCGGATAAGATTATCCCTATTAGCTTCGGGGATGACGGAAAGCCGAATGATATCGCATTTTTGACTGTGAAAAAAGTTGGAGATGCAGATTATTTCACAAGATTTGAACGGCATTATTTTATGAATGGAAATCTGACCATAGAAAATAAGTGTTTTCGCTCCCAGACAGCGAACGATATCGGCCTTCCTTGTAGCTTAGAAGCAGTGGAAGAATGGGAAAATATCGAACCTGGTCCGATTACCTATCCAGGCATGAACCGGATGGACTTCGGGTATTATCGGAATCCAATCAAAAACAAGGTGGATGGTTCTGCCTGTGGTGTTTCTGTTTATGAATCCGCAGTAGATCTGATAAAAAAAGCAGATATTCAGGGAGCGCGTCTTGACTGGGAGTATGAATCCGGGGAGCGTGCTATCCATGTGGATAACAAAGCACTGAAGCAGGATAAATCAACTGGCAGATTCGGAATGGCAAAGCTTAGTAAGCGCCTGTATCGTGGCTTGAACCTGGAAGCCGGGAAAGACCAGGAACTTTTAAAGGAATACTCTCCTGAGATGCGAGATGAAGCCTTTAAGCGTGGTCTAGAAGAGTACAAGCGAGAAATTGAGTTTTCTGTAGGGCTTGCGTATGGTGACTTATCAAATGCCCAGGAAGTCGCAAAGACAGCGACAGAGATTAAAGCATCTAAGAACCGGAAGTACAACAGGGTAACAGCAATCCAGAATAACCTGTATGATTGCCTGGAGGACTTTGTTGCCGGGCTTGCATTCTATAACAGTATGTTAAATTCCGGTTATGAATTCTCTTGCAAGTTCAATGATTCTATTCTGACCGATGAGGAAACAGAACGGCAGCAGGACAGACAGGATGTGAGCATGGGAGTTATGTCACACTTAGAATACCGCATGAAATGGTATAACGAAGATGAAGCCACAGCGAAGAAGATGCTACCAGAACAAAACCAGGTTATGGAGTAGGTGATCTGATTGAGAGAGGACTACAAAAAGCAATTATCCGGGCAAATTGAAAAGCATTTTTTGAATTTAGAGCATATGATTCTAGAGGATATTGTTCGTAGAATAAAAAAAGCCGGTAAGATTACCAGCACAGCAGACTGGCAGATTAACAGGCTTCGGATTATCGGATATTCTTCAGAAGATATCGAAAAAATAATAAAGGAAACCTTAAAACTGTCTTACCCGGAAGTATTTGAGTTGTACGATAAGGTAATTGATTGGGAATATGTCCGAAATAAGGATATCTATGAGCAGGTAAATGCGAAATATATTCCTTACGAAGAAAATAAGGAATTACAGCAGCTTACCGAAGGGTTTATTCAGCAGAGTAACGAGGAACTTCGGAACATCACCCAGTCCATGGGATTTTATGTGGATTATGGAAATGGCAAACTTGTTATGACACCACTTGCAGATATTTACCAGAATTATCTTGACCAGGCTATTGCAGGAGTGGTTTACGGTACCTTTGATTATAATACCATGATTCGAAAAGTAGTCACTCAGCTTACCAATAGTGGACTCCGCACGATTGATTACGCATCTGGATGGCACAACCGTGTGGATGTTGCTGCCAGAAGGGCAGTTATGACGGGTGTTTCACAGCTTACCGGGAAAATCTCCGATATAAATGCTAAGAAGCTTGGAACGGAACATTTCGAGGTTGCATGGCATTCTGGGGCACGCCCTTCTCATGCGGTTTGGCAAGGCAAGATTTGGAGTAGAAAAGAGCTGGTTACTGTGTGTGGACTTGGTACTGGCCCTGGATTACTTGGTTGGAACTGCTACCATGAATATTACCCCTTCTTAAAAGGCATTTCAGAGCGTAACTGGACAGATGAGTGGCTAGAAGAACAGAACCGCAAGGAAAGTACACCAAAGACCTTTAATGGCAAGGAGTACACCTTATACGAAGCTAAACAGCAGCAGAGGAAAATGGAAACTGCTATGCGTGCACAGAGAGAAAAAGTTGTGTTGCTGAAACAGGGAGGCGCTGATCCAGACGATGTGATGATTGCCAGGGCAAAATATCAAGGGCAGTTGAATGAATATGCAAGGTTCTGTAAGAAGATGGGGCTTGTACAAGAAAGAGAACGTATCTATTACGATATGCGAGGAAGAATAGCTACGAACACAAAAGGCCAGAACAGGAAATATACGGCAGATATGATTCGAAATGCTGACAGAGATTCAAAACAGTATTATCGGTACAAAAATATCATTGGAGCTGATATTGGAAGTCTTGAGAAGCTCCGGCAGATGAAGTATAATGAACCTGAGAAATTCAGTTTTATCAAGCTAGATTATGAACGAAGGACAGAGCTGTTGAAGAATCCTGATAAAAAGCTACCAAATGCTGAAAATGCAATCCTTCCGGAAGGGAAGTTTACAAAGTACTTATTTGACGGTGAACACTCTAATGGGCTGGCTAAAGGAAGAGCAATTTCAAGTCGTTTAGGTTATAGCATAGAAAATTGGCAGGAATTTCGGGATGCGATTCAAAAAGGAGCTGTAAAGTATCCAGCGGTTTTAAAAGAATCTGACGGGCATGGCCAAAGATACGAACAAAAAATGGTATTGATGGGATTAAAGAATAATCCTGCAAATGTAGTAGTTGGATGGATACAAAGACCGAATGGAGAAGTAAGTATGACAAGTGCTTATTTGAAGGAGGTATAGAGGTGGAAATAAAGGAATTTGATACAGTTCTCCTGAAAGATGGTAGGGAAGCTGACATCATGGAAGTACTGGATGATAAAACTTTTATTGCAGATGTTGGTAGCTCTCCAAAAGACTGGGAAACCATTGATATTACCATAGATGATATAGAAAAAGTTATTTAAGTGCCATTCATTCTTCGGAGTGAGTGGTATTTTTATACCCATTTTTAAGAAAGGAAAGGTGAAAAGTTATGATTATTACAGGAATGAAACATTTTGAAAGTGTATGTCAGAAGAAATTAGTGGAGTGGTACAACAAAAACAGACCAGAAACGCCAATTGATTTAGGAGATGTATTTATCGTGTGGAGTTGTAAAACATTACAAAACTACAAATGCCTGGCATCTACTGTAGTATCTGGTGATGGTATTTATGCAGAATACACATTCAATGGAGACGAGCAGGAACTCTATGAGGACGTTTATAAGAAACTCACAAATAGCTGCCATACAGAAGAATGATGCAAAAATATGAAATAACCAAAGATGCGGATATGTTGGCACCAAACTGGCTGGCAGACCGTGTAAACTATAAAACAGTAAAATTTCTGTATGGAGAAAAGGATGGTGCAGAAATTCTGAAAGGGGTGAAGATAAATGACCAGACAGCCAAAATCGGTGATATGGTTTGCTTTGATGGTAAGCGGTTATCTGTAGAAAGGCGGTGATCCAATTATCTCCCGTTGAGACGCAGGGTGAAGCGTCTTATTTTTATGCAGTTTGGTCGGTTGATCAGACCTTAAACAGTCGATTCGTGGCGGATGGTTACACGCCTTAAATAACCTAATACGAAAGGAGAAGCAACATGAAAACAGAATTTTTAAAAGGACTTGGATTGGAACAGGATGTTATTGACAAGATTATGGCTGAGAATGGGAAAGATATTGCAGCAGAGAAAGCAAAGACTACCAAAGCCGAGGGAGAACGTGACAACTTCAAAGACCAGCTTGCGACAGCAACAGAATCTTTAGAAAAGTTTAAGGACGTAGACTCAGCAGCTATGCAGAGCGAAATTGATAAACTCACTCAGCAGTTAAAGGACAAGGATGCGGAATATGCTGCCAAAGAAGCAGACCGTATTTTCTCTGACACCATCAAAGAAGCCATCAAGACAGCCGGCGGAAGAAATGAAAAAGCAGTAATGGCTATGCTTGATATGGATGCCCTGAAGGCATCTAAAAACCAGTCTGAGGACATTAAGAAAGCATTGGAAACCGTGAGGGAATCTGATGCTTATTTATTTGGTTCTAATGAGCCATTTAAAAACCCAGTGGGAGCAACCGGCGGCAGCGTTGATGTGGGCGGAGATAATATGTCTGCAATCAGGGCAGCTATGGGACTTCCAGCAGCAACTAATAAATAATTTTGAAAGAATGAGGTAAAAGATATGGCAAATACAATTGCATTAAGAAAAGCATATTCCACTATGCTTGATGAAGTTTATAAACTGGCATCCCTTACAGCGGTTCTGGACGGACCGAATGAGCTTGTAAAAGAGGGGGCAAACGCAAACGAGATTCTGATTCCGAAAATGACTATGTCCGGTCTTGCAAATTATAATAAGCAGACGGGATATGTTGCAGGTGACGTGACACTTGAGTACGAGACTAAAAAGTGTACTTATGATCGTGGCCGTATGTTCACTGTGGACGCTATGGACAATATCGAATCTGCAGGTGTTGCCTTCGGAAGATTGTCCGGAGAGTTCTTGAGAACACAGGTTGTTCCGGAGCTTGATGCTTGGAGACTTGCATCTTATGCAGGATATGCACCATCCGCTAATAAAGTGGCTGCTGTAATCGCTGATGCGAAAGCTGGAATTGCTGCAATTAGAAAAGGCAAGACAGCTATTAAAAATGCAGAGGCAAAGCCGGAAACATGTTATCTGTATATCTCTACACAACTTAAAGGAGATATTGAAGACCTTGACACAACAGCATCTAAGAAGGTGCTTGATGGATGGGCTGGAGTGATTGAGGTACCAGAAAGTAGATTTTACGATAAGGTAACTCTTACAGCGTCTGGAGCTGGTGGATTTACAACAACAGGTGGTAAAAAGATTGATTTCTTGATTGTCGACAAGAATGCAGTAATTCAGAATCAGAAGCATACCGTATCCAAGATTATTACACCTGATGCTAACCAGGATGCAGATGCTTGGAAATTTGGATATCGTACTGTAGGTATTGCAGAAGCGAAAGACAACAAGAAGGTGGCTATCTACGTTCACACAGCAGCAGAATAAGGAGAGAACTATGCAGATAGGGTATGAATTTTATGTAGATTCCTATGGTGGCACGAATTTCTCTGAAAGAGACTGGAAAAGGATTTCTCAAAAAGCATACCAGAGACTGAAATATTTTACCTTTGGCAACCTTCCCGACAATTGGGAAGGAGAGCCATGGGAGAACCAGGCGAAGTGTGCAGTGTGCGAAATGGCAGAATTCCTTCTCTTGCAGGAGAAAAGACAAGGGAAAACATCTGAGAATACAGATGGATATTCTGTAAGCTATGAAACAAATCAGGAACAGGATAGAAAATTATATGAGATTGCCTATGTGTATCTCGGCCACACAGGAATGATGGATTTTGGAGTTGATGCAGGATGCTAACGAATACGGATATTACAGTTTTTCACCGGATATATGACCCAAAGGCCAGATTGGATTCCTGGAAGATGGCTTATATCCCTGAGGCATGGTGGTTTAAAAAAGAACAGTCTACCATTACCACAGATGGAAGGAAGAATGCAGATGTATATACCATTCGTATTCCAAACACCAATATCGCACTTGAAAAAGACGATTATATCGTGAAAGGGATATGCAGGGTAAAGATGCAGACTGTGAAGGACCTGGAAGGGCTAGAAAAAGTAAGAATCACATCCGTAAATTACAATACTTTTGGTGGAAATCCACACATAAAGGTGGTGGGCGTGTAATGGGGAAAGGGAAGAAGCTTGTAGTTGAAACACCGAGAGGGACAATATCGACCTATACAGTTACTAAAGGGAATCTGAAGGGTAGAGCAATTACAAGACTTGACTGGAATCCCTGGTTCAAACCAAATTATGAAAATGGTTTTGCTAATGCACAGGAATTTGTGGATTCCGAATGTATCCGCCGTATGAATCCAGAGACACCAAGAAGAACAGGTGCATTGATTAAATCCGCCACACTTGGTACCGTAATCGGCTCCGGGGAAATTAATCAGATTGCCCCATATGCCCGCCGGCAATACTATGAGCATAAAGAAAAATCATATTGGTTTGAGCGGATGAAAAACCGGCACAAAGATTCTATTCTGAAAGGAGCTGCACGGTATGTCAAATCTCATTAATAGCATCCGGGATTATATTCTTACCTGTCCTTTTCTTTCTAATTGGAGAGTGAATGTAGATTACCTGGGGACTGGCATGGAGTATTCTATAGACCCGCTTCCATGCGACCCGGTTCTACAAAGATATACAGACGGTGGTGCAAAGAAACAATTTCAGTTTGCCTTTACCAGTCGAGAAGAATATGACCAGGATGCCAGGATTAATATCGAAAACAGCGGATTCTATCAAGATTTTGAAGAATGGCTGGAAACACAGGATATGGCAGGAATACTGCCGGAATTGGGAGAAAATAAAATCCCGATTAAAGTAGAAACATTAAACAGCGGTTATCTATATGATGTGGACGAAGAAAAGGCCAGATATCGTATAGAATGCCGCTTGATTTATAGACAGGAGGTTTAAATTATGGCAGGAGAAAAAGAAGTGTTAGTAAAACGTTCTCAGAGAGTTGCTTACATGGATACAGCTGCACCGGAAGGGCCAGCGTCTTTCGAGAGGATGACAGGGTTTACTTCCATGACAAATTCAAAGAACCCGAAGGAGTATTCCAGACAGTATGTTGATATGGATACAGAGACTTCGGATGTTGTTGGATATGCTCCATCTATCGACTATTCTTTTGACCGATATTCTAATAATCCGGTGCATGAGAAAATTGCAAAAATCCACGATGGGGAATTAACTGGAAACAGTACTCATGTCGATATTGTGGTGGTGGATTTATTCAAGAAATCTTCCACTGGAAACAAATATCACGCAACAAAACGTACTTATGCAGTAGTCCCGGATTCTGACGGAGACGGAACAGATGCACTGATTTACAGTGGAGCACTGAAAGCGGTGTCTGAAATCGAAATCGGAAACGTGACTTTTGCAGAAGGAGACTTTAAAAAAGCAACATTTGCCACAGGGGCATATGATGCAGGTTGAAATAAGGAGATGAGCCTATGAGCCTTTGGAAATGGAATGATGTAGAATTGGAAGTCGACTTTGAAGATGCTGATTTCCAGGAGAGATACGAAAAAGCCTTTGATAAACTGGAAGGAATCGAAAAGGAATTACAGAAAACCGGGAAATTGTCGGAAATTACAAAGAAGTATTGCGAAATGTTTTGGACGTTGTATGACGATATCTTTGGAGAGGGGACAGCGGAAGCATTATTTCATGGTAAGAAAAATTCCAGGGTATGTGAAGAGTGTTATGATTCCTTTATTACTTTCTGCACCGAACAGGTGAAAGAAATCAATAAAAAACGAAATTCCAGATTCGCAAAATACAAAGTAAAGAAGTGATTACATGAATCTGTTTTATGAGGAATTCCCGGACAGCATAGAGATATCCGGGCAGAAAATCCGTATTGTTACAGATTTTCGGGAATACATAAAATTACTTGATATGCTAAAGGATGATGAATTATCTGAGCAGGATAAAGTTTATATTTTATGCGAATATTTCCTTGATGATGTTCCTGATCTGGCAGAAGCCATTGAGCAGCTTTGCTTGTTTGTAGCCATGAAGGTGGAAAAGAATAAGGAAGAATCAGAGAGTGGAGAGCCGGATAGATGCAAACCACTCTTTTCTTATTCAATAGATTTTCCATATATTCTTTCTGGATTTCTGAGGGACTATCGTATTGATTTATGTGAAATAAAATACATGCATTGGTGGAAATTCCGAATGTTATTTGATGGTCTTTCTGATGATACAGAGATAAAACAGAGGATTATGTACCGGTCAATTGATTTGAACACAGTAAAAGATAAAGAAGAACGGAAGAGAATAAGAAAAATACAGAGTACTATTCAGCTTCCAGAAGAAATGCTGTCTGATTATGAAATTGGAGAGATATTTGCGTGAGAAAATTTGAAAAACCGCCTTTAGAAAGAAAGTGGTTCCGGTGTAAATATTGCGGAGTTAAGCTTGCTATTTATGATAATACGGCACGTCTTGAAGGTGGTATTTATATCAAGTGCCGTATGTGTAAAAAAGAAAATGAGATAAAGAAATAAACACCGAAGTGAGCCTATGAGCCTGTGTTTATCCAAGAAAGAAGGGATAAGTATGGGTTATGATGGTTCATTAAAATTTGATACTGAGATTTCTGAAAAAGGATTTAATTCCGGAGTAAGAAAGCTTGGCAGTATTGCGAAAGGTGGTCTTGCTGTAATTGGTGGGGCTGCTACTGGTGTTGCAACCGCTTTCGGTGTGATGACAAAGAAAGCGTTAGATTCCTATGCAAGTCTTGAGCAGAATATAGGTGGCGTTGAGACACTGTTTAAGAACAGTTCTCAGAGTGTCATTGACAATGCGAAAAGAGCATATAAGACAGCCGGTCTTTCTGCTAATGCCTATATGGAGACTGTCACAAGCTTTTCGGCGTCATTATTGCAATCTCTCGGTGGTGACACGAAGAAGGCTGCTGATTATGCGGACAGGGCGATTATAGACATGTCCGATAATGCAAACAAGATGGGGACGTCCATGGAATTAATCCAGAATGCGTACCAGGGGTTTGCAAAGCAGAATTACACCATGCTGGACAATTTAAAGCTGGGCTATGGTGGAACAAAAGAAGAGATGCAGCGTTTGGTTCAAGATGCATCGAAAATGATAGATGTACAGAAAGAACTTGGACTAACAGTTGACGGAAGTAGTTTATCCTTCGGAAATATCGTAAACGCAATTAGTGTAATGCAAAAACACATGGGAATTGCAGGGACTACATCGAAGGAAGCTTCTGAAACTATATCCGGCTCAGTTTCTGCAATGAAGGGTGCCTTTGATAACTTTCTGAACGGAACTGGTTCACCAAAAGAACTGGCAGAGACAATGGTTACTGCTGGGAAAAATGTTATCAAAGGATTATCGGAAATTGTTCCTAGGCTCTTGGAAACTTTGCCTGAGGTTAAGAATTTAATTCAGGAAAATCTTGTGCAAGCCTTCTCTGGCGATACTGTGCAGAGAATGGTAGAGTCAGGGAAGAACATCGTAATGTCTTTGCTTACCGGGATGCTCGACTCTGTTTCGGACATCCTGCCAGTAGCCTTGAGTTTAATACAGTTCATAGCAGAAGCTGTCACTACAAATGTTCCGATTCTGCTCCAAAAAGGATATGAAATCCTGCAAAATCTAATAAACGGATTTGTAGAAGCAATTCCAGAGGCATTGCCGAAGATTTTGGATTTTATACAGGGTATTGGAGATAAAATATCAGAAGCAGCTCCGGGTTTGATACAAAAAGGTTTCGAATTACTGCAAAAACTGGTTGAAGGTATCGTTACCGCAATTCCTATTCTGATTGCAAAGGTACCGCAGATCATAACTACATTTGCCAATGTAATAAATGATAATTTCCCAACCATCTTAGCAAAAGGTGTGCAGCTTCTTGGACAACTTGCTCTTGGAATCCTACAGGCAGTTCCAGACTTGATTTCCCATATCCCGGATATTGTACAAGCTATTGTCGCAGTGTTCACAGCATACAACTGGGCTACACTTGGAAAAAATATTATTACATTTTTAAAAAATGGCATTACATCCATGGTTTCCGCTGTTATATCAGCAGCGAAAAATGTACAAAACGGGATTGTAAATACAATCAAAAATCTCCCGAGTACGCTTTCTAATCTCGGGAAGAATGCGGTTTCGAAATTAGCGAATGCGATTGCAAGTGGCATAAGCAACATTGTTGGAAAAGCAAAGAATATTGTTTCTGGAATCAAGAACGCATTTACAAGTTTTAGTTGGGGAAGTATTGGAAGCAATATAATAAAAGGTATTGCAAATGGAATTGCCGGTGCTGTTGGCGGACTTGTAAACGCTGCTATCAATGCAGCCAAATCCGCATTTAATGCAGCCAAAAAGGCACTCGGTATTCATTCCCCGTCAAGATTATTCAGGGACAAAATCGGTAAGATGATGGCTCTTGGTATGGGAATTGGATTTGAGAAGAATATACCTATAAATTCTATGGATAAACAATTATCCAGTGTAGTTTTGAAACTAAGAAAAGGGACTGGTGATGTTCTTTCAAATGTACCTTCGACAACCGGAAATATAATCAGGAGTGTTACAAATAATTATACAGGAACAAATATTGATTATAAAAAGATAGAAGAAGCACAGGAAAGAGCTATGGACAGAGCAAACGAAAGACCGATTGTTTTGAATAATAGGCAGGTAAGAAGAACTGTGAAGGAATGGGGAGGGATTCCTATATGATTATAAGATATGTAAATAGCGCAGGAATTGAGATTAATTTAAATAAGAAACCATACAAAATGCTTGTATCAGATATTCTTGATTATGAATGGGAAGTACTGGAGAATGCTAATAAAATTATTGGATTTAGCAAAAAAATTTCTAAGAAAGATATCAATATAGATGTGTTAAAAAAAGAAAAAAGTGCCAGAGAGACACTAAACGAGCTTACCGAAATACTTGAATATGATGTTCTGAATATGTCCCCAGGGAAATTGTATATTGATAAGTTTTATTTATCGTGTTTTTTTGTTGAAAGCAAAAAAGAAAATTGGGAAACAGATTATATGATATCTTGTACATTTGGACTTGCAACAGACTATCCATTTTGGATAAAAGAAACCACCTACCAATTCCGCCCGCAGCAGCCTCCAACGAAAGAACAAGATACTCAATATCCTGTGATATCAGGAGAAATATACAATGAAAAAGCACTTGAGAATAATGCAGTGTTAAAGGAATTCCCTTTTGATTTCGCAAGACCATCCAATATAAAAATTACCTATCCTATGTTTGGGTTCCCCTTTGATTTTGTCCCTACAAGCTACGGACGGAGAACGATAGAGAATCCTTCCTTTGCAGACAGTAATTTTATCCTTACTATCTATGGGTTTGCGGACAATCCAAGTGTGATGATTAACGGGCATCCTTATACCGTATACACCACTATCTACGAAGGGGAACGCATGGTAATCAACAGTGTGGATAGAACTATTTTAAAGATTGGAAGGCTGGGAGAGGTGACTTCTCTGTACAATTCCAGAGAGAAAATAATCTCTGTATTCAAAAAAATACCGCCAGGGGCACACGTGGTTACCTGGCCAGGAAGCTACGGAATAGACCTTACCCTGTTAGATGAAAGGAGCGAACCAAAATGGAGTTTCTGATTTGCGACAAGAATAAGATGGAACTTGGAGAAATTCAAGACAATGTAACGATAGATTTTGATATCGGGGACACGAATGATGTAGAAATGACGTGCGAAAGAGGTTTCTTAGATTTCGGCATGTACCTGATCTGCCCGGGGACGGAATACGGAGCATTGATTGAGGAACTTGATTCCTGGACGAATGGCAGCAAGGAGACTTGGACAGGAAACTCCTTCCGCAGATTTTTACAGGAAATTGTAATAGAACCTCCTGCGGGAGAAGACTACCGTATCGTTTCCGGGGATGCTCACGATATCATGAGGGAACTTCTGAAAAATTCTTATGACCAGTTTTTTACTATTCCGGAAAGCCCCAGCGGCATTACGATAGAGAACTACAAACTTGACCGCTACACAGATGCTTTAACCGGATTTGGCAAGATGCTGGAAAAGAAAAATGCAAGGATTAACATAGAGATTCAGCAGGGAGGCCCGAATGAGCCTTTTTTTGTTGTCCTTTCCGCTGTTCCTATCCAAAACTTGTCAGAAGAAATCGAGTTTTCACAAGACAGTAAAATATCTATCAATCTGCAAGAATCCAGGCGTGGAATCAACCACCTTATCTGTCTTGGCAAAGGGGAATTAAAAGACCGCCAGGTGGTGCATTTGTATGCACAGTTGGACGGAAGTATCTTGCAGGACAAGAAGTATTACACAGGCTTACAAGAGCGCACAGAGGTATATGACTACAGCAGTGCAGAAACCCTGGAGGATTTAATATCCAACGGGGGGAAACGTTTAAAAGAGCGAATGAACTCAAAAAAAATGAAAATGAAGGTACAGGGGATTGATGTCCAGATTGGTGATATTGTTGCTGGAAGAGATTATGAGACCGGATTATATATGCAGAAACCGGTAGTGCAAAAGATTGTAAGTGTAGAAAATGGAACTATAACTATAGAACATAAAGTGGAAGGAGAAGAATAATGGCAGTAAAACTTGTAACAGGATACAAAGGGAAAGACCATGTGACCGCAGAGCAGTGGGCGGACTTTAATCGGGGAATTTTTGGGGATGCGGCAATCCTTCCGGTTGGAAATAAAATGGAGACAACAATTCAGACTGCAAACCAGATTACAGTAAAAGACGGTGTGGCGGTAATAGACGGAAGACAAGTATATATCGCATACGGAGAATCCGAGAACATTTCTATCCAGTCCGGTACACAGGGGAAGTTAAGAAGAGATATCGTTGTGTTGGAGTATACAAGAGACGAAGATACCGGGGTAGAGGATGTACAGTTTAAGGTAGTAACCGGAACGCCAGCTTCCGGAAGTGCAGAAGATCCGGCTATCAATAACATGGATATCCGTACAGGAGTATCCGTAAGCCAGAAACCATTTTGCCGGGTGCGGCTGAATGGCACTGCAATCGAGGGCATTGATAGCATGGTGGAGGTTGCAAACATGAATTCTTTGAGTGTCATGCTTGCGGCAAGCGAATCTATGACGCTTGAAGCAGGGCAAACAAAACCTTTGACGATTAAATATAAATGCCCAAAAACTCCGAAGGTAGTAATTGCACAGGCGGACGGAGGTGCCCCGTTTGAATGCGCAGTAAGTTCATGGGAACAAGAACAGGCTACGGTTGCGGTGAAGAGTACAGAAAAACTAACAAACCGCAAGGTGCGATTAATTATTCTTTATTAAGGAGTACGATATGGTAATAGTAGCGTTTAAACCAGGGGAAAAGGAAATAAGCAAGTACGAAGAACTGGACCAGTACGATTATGGGCAAATCCTCCGCATCCAGGGACTTAATCTCCCTCCGGCGGTAGAGATACACTTTGCATTGCAGAAAACGGGAGGAACATCCAAAACCCGTATTGGAATTACTAAGGACGGGGTAACGGACGTACCGATTCCGGACAGCATGCTGGAAAATGGAGATACCGAAGACGATTACAGTATCTATGCTTTTATCTACATTACAGACGAAACCAGCGGCCAGACGGAGTACAGGATTACGCTGAGAGTAAAGGCAAGACCAAAGCCGGAGGTCCCTGGGGGCGGGGATAATCCAGATATCTTCCATGAAGTGATGGAAACAGTCCGAGAAGCTATGGAAGCGGCAGCGGAATCAGAGAGGCAGGCAGAAGGCTGGGCACATGGCAGTGAAGACTTGCCGGAAAGGTTACAGGATAATGCGAAATATTATTCGGAGCAGGCAAGAGAAGATTCTAAGAAGACAGATGCAGACAGAAAAGAGGTCGGAAGACTTGTAGAATCTGTATCCGGGATAGGCGAACAGGTAGAAAAGGTAGAGGGTCTTACGAAACAGGCACAGACATCCGCTACAAATGCAGCTCTGTCCGAACAAAAGTCTGAGGAAGCTGCTACAAGGGCAGAAACAGCCCAGGCAGGAGCGGAAACAGCCGAAGGAAATGCAGAGTTAGCAGCACAGAAGACAGGACAAGACAAGACTGCGGTAGAACAGGCTAAGAAACTTGTACAGCAGATGGGGCAGGAAATCTTAGACAATAAGAATGCTGTAGATAAGACTGTGCAGGACTTTGGCATTACAGCACAGCAAGCCCTTGCAGATGTAAATAATGCCGGACAGGCACAGACAGAGCGTGTGCAAACTGCCGGAAATGATGCTGTAGAATCTGTTAAGGCGGCACAGGGTACGGCTACAAGGGCGGTAGAGACAGCAAAGACAGAAGCTATCGAGGCAGTACAGACAGAAGGAACAACCCAGGCCGGGAATGTCTCCGCAGAGGGAGAAAAGCAGGTACAGGCTGTGCGAGGTGCTGCACAGGAGATTATGGCAGACCGGGAGCAGATACAAGAAAATAAAACGGGCATTGCTAAACTAAAGGAAGATATAGTTGGACTGGATAACAGGAAAGCAGATGCAATCGTAGAAACTGCAAGTGGAACACCACTTGACGTAACCGACAGTGCGAAGTTGCCGATTCAGAATCTGAGAGTATTCGGTAAGAGTGAGCAGAACGGTGTTCCGTCACTGGATGCACCGGTTCCAATTGTGAATGTCGGAGAGAAAGGTAATGTTGATATCAAGATTAATACAGGGAATTTGTTTGATATCAATGCTGTAAAAAAATATGAAGTTGATAATACAACTTTATCCTTGTCGGCATCTGGTAATAAAATTATATTTAACAGTAAGATTTCTACTGGAAAAGAAGCGATAGTTAATATTATAAATAAACCAGACGATATGCTGAGACTTTTACCTGGCAAATATACGTTATCTTATAATAGTAACAAACCTTTTGGTGCTACAAATGGAACAGATACAGTAGAAATGTTCGTTTGCATACACAATAATGGTAGTACACGTTTTCACTCTACTGGAAATAAAAATTGGACACAATTCGAAATAAAAGAAGGAGATAGAATATATTTAAGATTTGACATAAACAAAAGCGGACAAAGTGCAGAGTTTTATGACATTATGTTAAATCATGGAGAAAGCGTATTGCCTTATGAATCGTATTTTAACCAGTCGCTCACTCTTTCCACTCCAAACGGCTTGCCAGGAATCAAAGTGGAATTAGATGGAAACTATACAGACAGCACAGGACAACAGTGGGTAACAGATGAGATTGATTTAGAACGTGGAAAGTATATACAAAGAGTAAAAAAGCTAAAACCTCTTAAACAGGTTGTATTTAACAAAAGAGATGAAAATGGCAGATGTTCAGTATTTGACATAGGAATATTCAGAGAAATATTTAAGGGAGGCAATATTCCTGCTATTTCTTCTATTGCAAAATGGAGCACTTGGGGAAATAAGGAAGATAATACATTTGCTTTAGCAGCTGACGGAATATATTATAAGGATTCAACTAAAACACTGGAAGAAGTCAACACTTTATTTGAAAAAATAGGGACTAATTTTGAAGTATGCGGAGTGCTTGAGACGTCAGTAGAACATGACCTTGCACTGGAAACTATTTCTTCTTTTAAATCCTTACACACTAACTACCCTACGACCTTTGTATCTAACAATGGAGATGCAGAAATGGAACTTACATACATTGCAGACACAAAGAAATACATAGACAAGAAATTTGAAGAGCTTAATCAAGCAATCGTGAACACACAGATTGCATTATTATAAGAAAGGAAGATGTTTATGTACGAAATTTTTAAAAATGTAATTAATTCTAAAGAGTACTCTTTAGGGGATATCTTAAAGAAAATTGATACAAAGTGGGTGCAGAGTGAAATTACAGATGAGCAGAGAGATGAACTTATTACACTGGCTCAGGCAAATGCTAATCCAGAAAATTCAAACGCCCCATTGCAGAAGCAGATTGAAGAACTCTCTAAAAAGCATATTACACTGGAAGAAACAGTAACAGCTTTAAGTGCTACAGTACAGAAAATCAAGGAAACTGTAGAAAGTGGTGGTACAGTAGTTCCGGAACCAGAACCTCCAGTCACAGAAGAATGTCCTGCATGGGAACCTTATAATGGCATTCCACCTGTGAAATGGCAGACAGGCTCTAAATGTACGCATAACGGTAAGAAATGGGAGTCTATGGTAGATAACAACGTCTGGGAACCGGGAGCATTCGGTGTCGGAGCAGAAATCTGGAAAGAGATCATGCAGTAAACTAAAGGATTATATAGTTTAGCAAACAGGAAAGGAAATACATATGGAAATACGTGCAAGACCTTAATGGGTCTTATTTTATTGCAGAAAAAACAAAAGGAGATAGCATATGGACACACCTATTACCAGGGCGGAGCATGAGGAATTCCGCCGGAGAATGGAAGATGAACACAAGCGAATGAACCACAGGCTGGGCGATTTGGAAGAAACTGTCCGGCAGATTGGGGAACTAACTGCCAGCGTGCAGAGTCTTGCTCAGTCTGTGGAGCAGATGGCACAGAGCCAGTCCAGGCAGGAAACCAGACTGGAAGAATTAGAGAGCAGAGACGGGGAAATGTGGAGAAAAGTCGTTGGATATGTCTTAACGGCAGTGATCAGCGTTACAGTCGGATTTATCTTTTCCCAGATTGGCATGTAAAGGAGGAAATGAGTATGTTTAAGAATTGCGTATTGAAAGTATCTGTAGATACAAAGAAATGGTTAAAAGCGGCAGGAATCCGGGCAGTGAAAACCATGGCACAGACAGCCGTTGCAGTGATTGGCACAGGAGCGGTTATTTCCGCAGTGGACTGGAAAATGGTAGTATCCAGTGCAGTAGTTGCAGGCGTGGTAAGCGTACTTACCAGTGTAGCAGGTATTCCAGAGGTTGCAGAGGGCAAATAGAGCCCTCTATTTTGTTAAGCTGAAAAGCAGAAAGGGAAATATATGGGAATGAATTTTAGAGAAGCACTTAATGCAATGAGAAAAGGGTATAAAGTAAAACTGCCAAACTGGGCGGGATACTGGGCGTGGGAAAATGATGAAATCATTATGCATACAAAAGAAGGAACAGCAATACGTCTTTTGGACACTCAAAGACCGAAATATACCTTTGATAACATGGCATCTGATGAATTTATGATTGCCGATACTGAAAATACCCCAATTTTGGGAGGAAAAGCAAGAATGAGTTTTGGAGATGCCTTGAAACTGGTAAAACGTGGCATGGGAATGAGGTTACCAAACTGGAAACCAGATGTAGTCATTCGCGCACAGTTCCCAGATGAAAACAGCAAAATGACAGCCCCCTATTTGTATGTAGAAAGCCGATTTGGTCGTGTCCCATGGAAAGAAACAATGATTGAATTGTTTTCGGAAGAATGGGAAGTTGTAGATTAATTATGATTGCGCCGGCGCAACCGGCAGAAAGGAAGAAAATATGAGTATGAACGGAATTGATATTAGTAGCTGGCAGAAAGGAATTAACTTAAATGCTGTCCCTTGTGATTTTGTAATTGTAAAAGCCACCGGAGGAACTGGATATGTGAATTCAGATTACACTAGAGCCATGAACCAGGCTATTAATGCCGGAAAGAAAGTGGGAGTGTACCATTATGCAAGAGAGAAAGGATGCAAGGGCAGTGCAGCAGCAGAAGCAGACTTTTTTGTGAAAACTGTCCAGGAGTATATCGGAAAAGCAATTCTGGTATTAGACTGGGAGGAAGAACTTTCCCTTGGTGTTGCCTGGGCAAAAGAATTCTTAGACCGAGTATATCAGAAAACAGGCGTTAAAGCATTTCTGTATACAAGCGCATCCGTTACAAGAGAATATGATTGGACAACGGTAGCACAGGCAGGATATCCGCTTTGGATGGCACAATATCCAAACGCAAAACCGCAAAATGGATACAGAGATAAGCCTTGGACAGACGGAAAAGGCTATGGAGCATTTAAAAGCCTTGCTATCCACCAGTATAGCGGTACAGGAAGATTGCCAGGCTATAATGGCAATCTGGACATGAATAAGGCTTATATGGATGCGACAGCCTGGGATAAGTATGCAGGAGCAACAGAACAGAAACCAACCCCAGCACCAACACCAAGCCCTGCACCATCCGGTACGACTTTAGACCTAGCAGTTGCAGTTATGCAGGGTAAATATGGTGCAGGACAGGATAGAAAGAACGCCCTCGGCACCAGATACCAGGAAGTGCAGGACTTTATTAACCACATTGCCAGCGCATCTGCAGATACCTTAGTAAAAGAGACTATGCAGGGTAAATATGGAAACGGAGAAACAAGGAAAGCGGTACTTGGAAGCAAGTACAAAGCAGTGCAGGACAAGATTAACGGAAAAGGCAACGGTGCGGTATACTATACGGTGCGTTCTGGAGATACCTTATCTGGTATTGCTGCTAAGTATGGAACTACTTACCAGAAAATCGCACAGATGAACGGTATTGCAAATCCAAACAAGATTTATGTAGGACAGAAACTCAGGGTAAAATAAAAGAAAAATCCTCCCAGACTGGCAATCTGGGAGGGAATATTGTATCATCTTCGTGTTGCATTTCGTGTTGCATCGTGTTGCATAATGGTGTAAATGTTTCATTTTTGGTGTAATCGAAAAAGTAAAGAATCCAGTATTTATGCGATGTTTTGCATGTACATGAAAAGAGTTTCTTCTATATAAAAAGCGGTACAGGGGTTCGAGTCCCTCATCCCCTGCT